ACCTCCATATGTGATTTGGGCAATCGGAAATAAAAACATTATTACCATTAATACTATTCGAGATACCTTTTCGTTAAATAACATATTTTTCTCCTATGTTTAAAAAATCCCTATCCAAGATATTCATATGTATTTATCATGTTCTGTGCTGCCTTGTCTGCATATTCTAGTCCTTTTGTTGCCACAAGATAACTACCCCAGTCTTCATAGCCTTGCTCTTGGGCCATGTCGTTTAACTCGTTTATTAAACCCGCTACCAAAAACTTAATATTAGCGTTATTTTTTTTCACAGCATATTTTTGCCAAGTTGCCGTGATTACAAAAGTAATTACTGCTGCAATAACAACAGTACCCATATTATACCCCTCCCCCATATACACAAAAACCGCCCCCTTCGGCAGTCATTGCTACGGCTTATCTGTGTGTTTAAATTCGACAATATTATTGCTTGTATTTGCTTTTACGACCTGTTTACTTTTTTTGTCCGTATGTTTTCCACATCTTTGCCTATATTCGGAAATCCATATGATTCTACTTGTGTATCAGGCGACAACTGGCTACGCTTTTGCAAATCTTTGACAACACTTAACATAATGCGCCTTTGTTCCTCTGTTGCGTTTGTTACGCTACCATCTTCGTTAATCATAAATGGTCCATTAGATTTCTCGTATTCTGCAATATGAATAAGCGACCAATATTCAACTAAGTTAGCCATTGACCTGTTTTCCTGTTCGGAAATCAATCTTAGTTTTTCGTAAACAGTTGGATCATATCTGACATTCAACACGTTTTTGTCTGAGCCCATCACACCAACTCCCTGCAAATAATATCAACATACTACCACCTTGTAAAAATTTTTTATACTAACTACTTGACATTATAGTAATACCACTGTAATATAACTGTAATAGGAGGTGAGAGCAACATGTCATCGCCCAACAAATTTACAACCACATACAGACTTACTCCCGAACTTGATAAAAAAATAACTGAGCAAGCAAAAATTTTAGGCATATCCAAAAACGCCTTTGTTCAAATGACATTGACCAAGGCGATAACAAAGGACCTGCAACCAACAGGCACCGATAATTAGTATTCCCAATCCATTGATATAAATGCTCTTTGATAACTTCATATAACAAAACTTTGAAAGGAGGTGAGAACATTGGACAAGCAGGACGCACTAAGTATTGTCAAAGACCAAATCTATATTCTGAAAGACATACAAAGAAAAATAGTTGAGAAATTTGAACCATCTTTCACCGATCATATTTGCGGCATAGCGTTGACAATCAAGGAATTGGAAATAGAAGCCCGCGCACTAGGAACTAATCTGTAACCGCTCTTTGATAACAGAAATAAGAATTGATGGTCGCCGGGGCCATGCCTATAGCGGCTTACTCCGAAGATACGGATTAATCCACTTGCCGTCTTGATTTATATACCCGTTAACCAGTTGGGTCTTGGGCTTGTTAGGGATAGACGGCTTTTTAGGCGCAACGGCCTTAATCTTTTTCATGCTGTCACCTCCTTTCTCCCCTGCAAAAGAAGGACGGCGACACATAAAGGATTAATTTCCCGGCGACCATCAAGTTAATTTTACGCCAGGAAGATTTTACTGTAAATATCAACTAGAAGGAAGGGACAAGCATATGGCAAAACCCAGAGAACTAGAAAAGCCCATGTCTTTTAAGGAAGTGCAAGACCACCTGGGAATGGGCAAAACCTGGTTATGTGAACAACTGGCATCCGGTCGGTTAATAGGTCACAAGCTAGGTATTAAATGGAAAATCTACCCGAGCGACCTACAGCGATTCTTAGACCAGCAGTACAGCAACCGCACCAAAATCAAACTGGCTAAGTAGTTTTTCTAAGAGCAAAGCCGCCCGAGGGAGAATCGAGCGGCGGGAGGGGGGGCAGGCTTAAGGGATGGTTTTATTATAGCGAGGAAGGAGGTGGAAGGGAATGACGACTTATGACTACTTTTTAGAAATGCTGAAAACAAAATGTAAGGCCAAGAGGCTGGACGTGGCATGCACGGTGGGCTTGGGTCCAAGACAGTTTGACCGTCATATTAAAGGCGAGACAAAAGAAAGGTTTTTGCCGGTAAGAACGCTGGCTCTCCTCAAAAGAGAAGGGGTTATAGGCGAAGATGAAGTCGGCGTCTACTGGCAAGGACTGAGAGAAGAATTGAACTTTAAAAACGAAACGACCTGCTCGGCAAAGCAGATCGTCAGACGGTTTGTAAATTTGATTAAGTAGATTTTAGCATAACCGGCGCGAGTCGGCAAGAGATTGGAGGGAAACCGGATGGCAGAGTTTACACCGGGACCGTGGGAAATAGTAAATAAGCATTATATAGAGTCTGCGGATCACGGAATTGCAAAAGTGCATTATGGGCGGGAAGGGGAAGCCGATACTTACCTAATAGCCGCCGCGCCCGATATGTACGAGGCGTTGTTGGCACTCGTAGATGCAATCAATGATGCCAGAATCGATAGTTCCGCAAAAGACATTAACCATGCACTAACACTAACCAGAATGGCAATCGCCAAGGCCGAAGGTAAGGAGGCATAGCAAATGTACCTTGAGCAAATAGGCGCGAAATGCACCAACTGCGGGAACCAGGGCAAGACAGGGCGATGCACCAACAAATGTCAGTTAAGCGACAATCATTTTAACTGGGACCCGGCGCCCGGTGTGCTGGTGAAGACATATGAGGTATGGCACGGCAAAAGGCGCGGTGTAGGGCGACAGGTTATTAAGGAGGCGGGATAGATGGCTAAATACTGCGAGATATGCGGGACTGCGATCACCGACGAGAACCAGAGCGATGTTTTTGAATACGGCTGCATGGGCTGTGACCGGGTGCAGTACGAATTGCAGGAAAAGGGCTACCAGGAAGACATGACGGATTATTACGAGGAACGGTTGATTGAGGAAAGGCGGGCGGTTTAAATGGCACAGGCCCAATTATTACCCCTTATTCCACTAAACAAAGAATCAATTCGCAGGGGTTGGCTAGAAGCTCGCAACGGGTGGATAGGCGGTTCTGATGCGTCAGCCATATTGGGCCTAAATCCTTATAAAACTAACATTGAAGTTTGGCAGGAGAAAACCGGGAGAACTATCCCAGAGGACATTGGACATAAACCATATGTTCAGTATGGCATCCAAGCAGAACAATATTTAACTGCACTATTCGCATTAGATTACCCACAATATCAGGTTACGCCTAACACTGATTACAAGGTAATCGTCCACCCGAAACACCGCTTCATAGCCGGGACACTTGATGCCGAACTGGTTGAACTAGCCACAGAGAGAAAAGGCGTTCTCGAAATCAAAACCACTGAAATACTCAATTCAATGCACCGGGAGAAATGGAACGACAAAATCCCTGACAACTATTATATTCAAGTTTTGCATTACCTTCTGGCTACTGGTTGGGATTTTGCAATTCTAAAGGCTCAATTAAAGACCGTATATGACGGAGAGGTCAGGCTCAACGACAGACATTACACGATTGAACGGGCGGAGGTACAAGGCGACCTGGATTACCTGCTAACCAAGGAAATAGAGTTCTGGGAGTACGTCAAGAAAGGCCGCAAGCCCCCATTATGTTTACCGCCGATATGAAAGGATGATGGAAATGGAATTAGTGATATTAAGCCCCACCGAGGAACAACTACTTAAATCCTATGTTATCTCCTTCAATAACGAGGAAATAAAGCAAGAACTGGTTGCGAGGCTGGAAAAGTATAACGGCCTTGTGTATTCCGAGGAAAACATTAAGGACGCCAAGGCTGACCGGGCTACCCTTAACAAGTTTAAGGATGCCATGGAGAACAAGCGGAAAGAGATTAAAAAGGCTTGCCTTAAGCCCTATGAGGACTTCGAGATCAAGATCAAGGAGATTGTTGCCCTGATTGACAAGCCCATTCTGGCTATAGACACCCAGGTTAAGAACTTCGAACAGCTTAAGAAGGATGAAAAACTAGACGGTATTAAACAGGTTTACGCTGACCGGGTTGGCGATCTGGCTAAACTGGTTCCCTTTGACAAGATATTTAATCAGAAATGGCTCAATGCCACCTATAAGGCGGCAGACATAGAAAAAGAAATCCGCGATTTGTTCGCCAAGGTTGAAAACGACCTAGCGGTAATCAATGGGCTTCAATCTGAATATGAACTGCAAATTAAAGACACCTACCTTAAGTCTTTCGACCTAACCGCAGCGCTTCAGGAGAAAGCCCGCCTTGAAGATCAGGCGGCAAAACTGGCAGAGCATAAGCGCTTACAGGAAGAAAAGGCCAAGGCTCAACAAGCGGAGCAGGAGGCAGCTCGTCCCCCGGTTAAGCCTGCACCCGTCCAGCAGGACATACCTCGTCCCGAACCGCAAAAAATAGAGCCTCCCAAGTCATGTCAGATGGACTTCCGGGTATGGGGGACAGCGGAACAACTGCAAGCCCTCAAGCAGTACTTAATTGACAAGGGCATCAAATACGGGAAGGTCGTGGCGTAAATGGCAGTTAAAAACAACCTGGTAGCACAGACCAAAAAGCAGAACATTTCTGCCTATCTTACCCAGGATGCCATCAAAAACAGAATTAACCAGATGATCGGCGGCAAGGATGGACAGAGGTTTATAGCCTCTATCGTATCTGCCGTATCCGTAAACCCTGCACTTTCTGAATGTGATCACAGCACTATCTTTTCTGCGGCCATGTTAGGGGAGAGTCTTAAACTCTCCCCTAGTCCCCAGTTAGGACAATACTATATGGTTCCTTACAAAAAGAAGGATAAAGACGGGGAGGTCGTAAGCATCACGGCCCAATTCCAGCTTGGATATAAGGGTTATATTCAGTTGGCTATCCGGTCTGGATATTATAAAAAACTAAACGTCCTGGCAATCAAAGAAGGGGAATTGATTAAGTTTGACCCTTTAAATGAAGAGATAGAAGTGGCATTGATAGAGGACGAAGAAACTAGAGAAACAGCACCAACAATCGGCTATTATGCAATGTTTGAGTATCAGAACGGATTCAGAAAGGCAATGTATTGGAGCATTAAAAAAATGATGGTTCATGCCGACAAGTACAGTCAGGCTTTTAATGCTGAATCCTATAAGAAAATGCTTGACGGCAAGATCGCACAGAAAGACATGTGGAGGTATTCTTCCTTCTGGTATAAGGATTTTGACGGAATGGCTTATAAAACCATGCTTCGCCAATTAATCAGCAAGTGGGGAATTATGAGCATCGAAATGCAAAACGCTTACGAAAAAGACAGCGCAGTCTTGAGCGAGGACGGAAGTTTTGAGTATGTGGACAATAGTCCAGCGAACGAAACGCCCGCCAGTGAAGCCGTAAGCGAATCACCTGTTGTTGATGTTGCCGCTACGGTGGTAGACAAAGAGCCTCCCCCAGATGCCGAGGGTGATGTGTTTGACCAATTTATTAACGAACAGGCGGTTGGGGCTTAGTCCCCGCCGCTTAAGGAGGAATGAAACGTGACCCCAGACGTTAAAGAATATTTCCAACAGCAATACAATGATTCTGGTATTCGCGTAGTCCCTGGACATTGGCCTGACTTCAAGAGCAGGGAGCAGGTAGACCAGTGGATTACATTAATAAAATCCATGTTTGAAGAAGCGAAGAAGGACGGCAAGGAGGAATCGCTATGACAGACTACCCCGCTAACGTCAGGGACTTATCGCAGTACGGATACGACAAGCTGCGCGCGGAGTTGGAGCAGGCGCAGGTCGATAATGCGGCATTACTCAAATGGTTTAAGGCTACTAGGTTGGCATGCAATACAAGTAATGACCCCAATAAAATACTTTCCGACTTAGCAGAAGCGATAGATAAGTATATTTTGGCCACTGACCACCCCGGCGCGGCCCTGCTCAAAGAGTTGGAGGGGTTGCGGGACAAAAACGCCGACTACAAAGACATGGTGGGCATATCGTGCGAAGAATACCGTATTCACCGCGAAAAGATAGGGCTACTAGAGAAAGAATTGGAGCAGTACAAGCGGGCGCTGGAGCTGGCTTGTGCAGGAATTGCGGATGACGAGACGTGTCCCTTTACCTGGGATTGCAAAAACCCGGACGTAACTCACGAGGAATGTGCGCTCTGTATAAAGGGTAAATTCTTAGCCCAAGCCAAGGCAGGTGAATCCAATGAGCCTCTCTGATATAGTCCAATCCCACTGCGCCCAATGTGAGGCCGAGACTGAACGGCTAATCCAAGGCTTAGTTAAGGAATTAGAAGCAAAAGACAACTATATTACTGAATTGATTTTGCAGCAGCCGCAACAGTCCGAGGCTGTAACCAAACTGCTTGAATTGCTCAGGCCAGACATAGAAGCCAGGGAGAGAGTTATTAACCACGACCCGAGGCTGATTGAGTTGATTGAGACTTACCGGGTGATAGTCCCGGCTTAGTGAACAGTCTGTTGATTATGCGACGTAAGGGAGGCGATAAACCTATGAATAAAACAGAACATTTACTCGTATGTGCCATTGAAGAATGCGCGGAACTTCAACAGGCAGTATCCAAGGCTTTAAGGTTTGGTCTAGACGATGGTCACCCAGATAAACAGACTACAAACGCCGAGGACATTATGAAGGAATATACCGATCTGATCGCAGTTATGACGATGCTGATTGGAGAAGGATTAATTCACGATTATTTCATGGATAGAGCTATTGAAGCCAAGCGCGAAAAAGTTTTAAGATACATGGTTTATGCTAAAGAGCGCGGGACATTAACCGAGTAAGGAGGTAGAAGGAGGATGCTTGATGGGTTTAGGCATACGAACTGAAGATGAGATATACACTGTTTTTTCAATCCCGCTGGAATGGGAAACAAACAAGCTTATAGCCGCACATCTTAGGTATCTGGCTGATGAAATTGATAAAGAAAACGTACTTATACAAAACATACGTATCAGTACCCCCATAAATCAGCCCTTCGGCAATCCTTGTTTAGAGGTTGTGGCGTTTAAGAAATGATAGCCCGCCTGGCGGTGAAGGAGGAGTTTTAATGGTAGTACCAAGGTGTAAGGAGTGTAAAGCCCTCATGTTTTTCAAAATGCCCATACTTGATATCGATTGGACACCTGATGCGCCGGTGTGCTCGCAAAACAAATATCGCAGTATTTCAAACGAAGATTTTAAAACTTCCCCTAAATGGTGTCCGAAAAGGCAAGCGCAGTAGTGAACAGTTCAATAATTAACCGTCACACGGCCTAATGGCCTAAAAATTTTACCCTTCACACTGGAATATTTATCTACCTAACAGACAGGGGGAGAAAGTATGAGATTAGCAGCACTTGAGAGCATAGACAGGCGATTACAGCCGGTAGCAGCAATCAGCAAGGACAAGCAGTATTTACCCAAGCCCATTCAGCGCAGCAAGCACAAAATCGTGTCTGTACTGACCAAGGACAGGCCCATGGGCAAGTTCAGCGATTACCTGAGTATATTGGGATTCTTCGGCGGACTGATCGCGCTCGGGAATTGGGCGGCAGAGTGGGTGGTGAGGTAATGGCAAGTTTAAGTGCATTGTGGAAACGAAATCACCAGCATAAATATTGGCTGAGAAAAGCCATTAAGTACGGAATATCAACAGAAGGGCGCGAGGAACAGGCCGCAAGGGACGCAGAGGCGCGATACAGGAAGGAATATAGGCGCAGAAAAGAAACAGGGGAAAATCAAGACTTTTCCCCATTGGCGGCGACGTAATCCTTGAGCAATTTAACCACCAGACTATTAAAGGATCGTTCATCGTCGGCAGCTAGAATCTTAACTTTATCTAACAAGGTTTTATCAATAATTATAGTGGTTTTAACTTTACCCATAATAACACTCCTTTTTATATGAATTATACCACGCGAAAGCAATAAATATACAGGGGATATACTGGAAGAATACTTCTTGACATAAGGCATATATAAGGTATAATTAAGGCATAAGGAACATAGGTTTGTAATTATGCGGTGAGCAGGGGGAGGGAAACAGGTGGCAGACCATTTAGGCGAGGGCGAGAATTACACCAAAGTATCTAATGAAATACTTGAAGCATTAGCCAAGGCCAAATTAAATGGCACACAACACGCTATTTGCCTTGTGGTATGCCGATATACTTATGGCTTTAGAAGATGCGAGGCCAAGCTGTCTGCCAGTTTTATTAGTGAAGCTACAGATATAACCCTGCGCCACGTTAAACGTGAACTTCAAGCCCTCTATGATCGCAGTATTCTTATTCAAAAAGATCAACGGGATGGAGTAACTTCTACCCTCGGATTTAATAAGGATATCCCAAACTGGCTACCAGTGACTAAAAAGTCACCAGTTAAACCAGTGACTAATTCAGCACCAGTGACTAATCCGTCACTAGCACCAGTGACTAATTCAGCACCGGAACCAGTGACTAATCCGTCACCCAAGAAACCAAAGAAAGAAAATATTAAAGAAAATAGTTATTCGTCCGACACAATCCAAATTCAATTAGCCGCGCTTTTATATCAAAAAACAAAGGAGCATTATCCTTCGTTAAAGGAACCCGATTTACAAGGTTGGGCTAAACACGTTGATCTTCTTTTGTGTAAAGATGGCAAAGACCCGGAAGAAATTAGGAAGGTTATTCTATGGGCCAAGGCAGATAGTTTTTGGAGACCTAATATTATGAGTGCCGAGAAGTTGCGGAAACAATACGACACATTGAATGTTAAGCGAATAGAAGGATTGGGTCGCGCCAGTCCTATACCATTTAACAGGGACAAAACCGCACAGATAGACCGTATATTTGACGAAATGGAGGCCAGTAATCATGGATAACAAAGAGATTAGAGAGTTTATAAAGTTAATTGTAGACGCATATCCAACATTTGAGCCTACTCCGGGCCGGGTGAAATTATGGCTTGAATTTATGGAGGACATTCCTGCTGAAACGGCAATGAGTAAGTTGAAAAAACATATAGCAAAAAGCAAGTATGCGCCTACCGTATCTGAAATTATAGGCGCGGATAGTGGAAAGTTTGTAGATCATAACGGAATACCGCTTTAGGAAAAAGACAAGGCACAGCCCAAGGACAAATACCCGGATTATTTTTAAAGCGCAGAAAGAAAGGGGATTTTAATTATGCCTAATCATGTTACCAACAGGTTAATTATTATTGGAACGGAAGAACAAATTGCAGCCGTCAAGGAATTTATAAAAATAGAAAAGACCGAAGAAAATCAAGAGGTTTTTGGACTTGGAACCATTGATTTTAACAAAATACTTCCAATGCCAAAAGACTTGCATGTCGATGCCCATTCAGGAATTTTAACAGCCGCCGAATATGCGACAAAGGAACCACTAGACAGCAATCCATTAATGTCGATTCTTCAAAGAACAAGCAGAGAAAAGGTAGAATCGCCCTTAAAACTCAATGACGAAGATTGGGAATTGTTTATAAAAGTATTGAACAACCGCCGTAAATACGGAGCGTTTACATGGTACGAATGGGCAAATGAGCATTGGGGAACCAAATGGAACGCTTACGAACAACCTGACAAAAGAAATACCGAAAACAGTATCTTCTTTCAAACTGCATGGGCTTGCCCTCATGACCTTATGAAAAAACTGTCCGAAGTGTTCCCTGACGTTGAATTTGAAGTTGCATGGGCAGACGAAGATTTAGGCCATAATCTTGGAATTATCAAGATCAATAACGGGGAATTAATTGAACAGAATACCCCCGAGGGCGGCAGCTTGGAAGCTAAAAAATTATTCTTTGAAATAACCCAAGACACGCTCGAGCAACATGATATGAGCGAAAATTATGAATATATAAGCGAGGTTTAATCTATGAACCTTATAACCGACAACGAAGCCGAGCAACGGGTAATATCTGCAATACTCCACTCAGAAAAAGCCTGCACAAAAGTCCTGGCAGCAATGGCAGAGGATGAATTTTACAGACCGACACATCAAAGCATATTCGCCTTGACCAAGAGCCTGTATAAGCGCGGCGTGAGGCCTACACTGGTCGAAGTTTTAAAAGAGGGCATGACCCTTGGCATTATAAAAACCATGCAAGACTCGGAGGAATTAAACCATATAGCCAGCCAGTACATTGACGACGAAAATATAGGCTACTGGCAAGACCGGGTAAGAAAAGCCGCAAAAGGGCGCAAGGCCCAGAGCCTATTGAGGCAATACGCTGGCGAAATGCAGAAGAATGACCTGGACATAGACAAGTTTATACAAAAGGCCGGATCAGATTTTATGTCCCTGGCAATGGACAGCGAAACCGAGAAGATTGAAACCGGCGCGGATATTGCAGAGTACGGCAAAAAACAGGTCGCGGCCAACGTGGAGAATTGGCGCAAGATGCAGGACGAGGCTAAAGCATTGGGCAAAGTCCCACTCGAGGGAGTGGCAACCGGGCTGGCTAAGCTAGATAGTCTTACGCTTGGATATAAGCCGGGGGATTTAATCATCCTGGGCGCACAGACCGGCCACGGTAAAACAGCGTTCGCTTTAAACACAGTTAATGCGGTCTGTATCGAAAACAATCAGCGTCTATTCTACGTCAACACTGAAATGAGCAAGAAGCAGGTGTCTTACCGGTTAGGATCTATCTTGTCGCAGATGCAGTTGCAGAAGATCAGATCAGGAGCATTGACCAACGGGGAACTATACCAAGTCAATACAGGCTACGAAATACTAGCCTGTTCAGCATTTACCACCACGAACATACCCAACCTAACACCGGATAAACTACAATCTACGGCGCAAAAGGCAAAGTTGCAATTCGATACTCAGCTATTAATTCTGGATTATGTTGGGCGCATGGAGAAAAGAAACCCTAAATATCAGGAATGGCAGGTATTAGAGGACATAGTAAGAGCCTGCAAGATTATGGCGCAGAACTTAGAAATTGCCGTTATGGTGCTGGTGCAACTTAACGAGGACGGCGGGCTACAGGGAGCCAAGCGCATGAAGAATGAGTGTGATTTAATGCTGAAACTCCTGCCCATGTGCGAGGACTTGAAGGACGCGGGCGAAGTGCGGGCGGCTCAGGAGAAGTACCAGAACAAGTACAAAAAGAGTTATGAGCCGTTTAATTACCGCCTATGGGTGGACAAGAGCAGGGACAGCGAGGCGGGCCTATCAATTCCGCTGGTGTTCGACCTGGAGTGTCAGCAGATACGAGAGGCCAAGAGTTTGGAGGCAGTATTTGAGCAGCGCGCCAACAGACCGGCGTAAAGAAGGAGGGAGCAGGGGTGGATTACAAAACATTAATTGAAGAAAAGCAACTCCAGAAAAGTGCCTTGATGAATCAAATAAGGGAAATAGAAGCAGAAATAATTGCAATTAAAGCCGAAAAGGAATACGAAAAAACAGGTCTTAAAATTGGCGACATAGTGGAAAATCAAAAAGGGGTAAGGGGTGTATTGTCTAGTTACTCCGGGTATTCATGGAATTGGTTTAAGCTGAAAAAAGATGGTACTCCGTCAAAGTCCGAAACTTATGTTTATGACATAAGCGGATGCCATAAGGTCGAGGGGGAGGCTTAACCATGCGAGAACGAAAATTCAAGTACATCCTAAAAGCCAAGGACGGCGAGATAACAACAAAGATATTTACCTACGAGCAGGTCTATAGCGGCATGGCGCGGCTGACTGTGATGCAGAGCAATGCCGAGGTCGTGGCCGTGGCTGAGTGGACGGGGCGCACAGATAAGAATAGGCGGGAAGTATATGAGAAAGACGCGCTAAAAACGATTCTTGAAGATTACGACAACCTAGAAGAATTTGTTTATGTGTCTTGGGACGAAACCGGCAGCAGTTGGATTGTATGCGATAGCGATGGTAGGTTTATAGATATTTTGTACTTGTTTAAGAATGGTGATTTTGAGGTCGTCGGCAACGTATGGCAGGGGGTGGGGGAATGAGCGAAATGCAGGCAATAACCATGTATAAATGCCCGTTTTGTAATAAGGCATTTAAGACTCCAAATAGGCATAATTGCAAGCATGACCCAGAACATAAAAACTGCATAACCTGTGCTAATCAGCGGGGATTCGATAGTTTTATTGGACAGTATGATTATTATGGCAACTGCGAGATTGACCCATATGTAATGCCGAACTGTGAATTTAGTAAGTCCCCGGAATTTGAGGAACATTTTTCCGATGAATTGGAAATCAGCGACGGCAGCAGATTTGGTTTTATTGATGTAATGTACCGCAACAAGTGGAAACTAGATTGTCCGAAGTGGAAAGCATTGGGGGTGTCCTGATGCACCGCAACAAAAACCATAACAAAAACACGCGCAAGCAGAAACCTATCGGCATCAAGGACATACCCATGCACAGGCCGCAGCTACGCATAGCGGAGGACGTAGGCGTGCGGGTGGTGGCGCACCTGCCCGAACCGGACGAAGGGACAGAGCCGAGGGGCGGCGATATTAGGACACGGCGCGGGGTGTGGGATATACGACCGGGGGTAGTCCGGGCGAATTATGGAAGGGGGAAGTAAGGGTGTTGAGTTTGGAGACAGAAAAGGCATTGAGAAGCGCTGGGTTTAAGGTAATAGCGCCGGGACTCATAGACATATTGGATGGGATTGAGGCGCGGGGGTATCAATGGGCTTTGATATGTGTTCAAAAGGGACAATATCAAATTAAATTATATCAAAACGAGGGGCTGTGGGCTGTTTATACAGCAAGCACCCCCGACGAAGCCGCCGCGCAAACCCTTATCTGGGTGTTGCAGAAGGGGGCGGAGGCATAATGGGCGGCAAAATGTCACGCGAAAAAGGTAAACGCGGGGAGCGCGAATTTGCTTCCTTCTGCAAGGCGCAGGGCTACGATGCAAGGCGCGGGCAACAGTTTAATGGTATAGATGGCGAGGATGTTGTGGGCTTGCCGGGGATCCATGTAGAGGTAAAGCGCACCGAGCGACTTAATGTATATGAGGCTATGGAGCAGGCTTGGAAGGATAGCCACGGAAAGGATTCTATTGTGGCTCACAGGCGCAACGATCACCGCTGGCTAGTAATTATGGATGCAGATGAATGGTTCAAGCTGTACCGCGAGTATGAGGCAAGTATGGCGATGGCTAATAAATAGCCCAATCCTTTTGAGAGGGGGGATGTATATGCGAGGGAGGTAAAGCCCTCTGATACGCGCAGTTGCAATGTTGTTTAACCGAATATGTATGTGTACAAGCAATATCCTGTATGGGGGCCGCTCCCGACCAGACTGGCCCCCAAATAAAATGAGCGCGAGAGCGATTTAATAGATGGGAGGCGAGGGAATGAAAACCTGGGAAATGATAAAGATGTTGAGCGAGAATACAAAGCTAAGGTTTGATGCGTTGGTGGAATATCCTGGTTATATTCAAGCAATGCAGGTTTTTAAATATGGAAATGCCATTGCCCTAAATATAAAAGATGGTTCGCCAAAATTCTTAACCATGGACGGAAATATTATGGCTGCGGATTGGCAACTCGTCCGTGAACCCGTCCCAGTGTGGGAGGCAATAAAGGCATTGATGGCTGACAAGAAGTCTATTCGTGGAGTTAATCGATTTGGTGAATTTGTAATATCACCAGAACATTTGGAGTCAACTCAGAAGCTTGCCATTAGCAACTTGAAAGATTGTTTATGGTACATCGAGGAACCCGCCCTATGACCGCGTCCTTAAGCAACTACGCGCCGTATATGGCAGAGATACGCGCCCGAGGCGTGAAGCGGGAGCCGTTGGCAGACATACGCGCCTATGCCGACCTTAACCGCAACTACAGGGCGTTGCTGGCAGCGATTGTGGCGCGAATACCAGTATCCGAAGCAGTTAGGCGTGTAGCAAAAGACCCGGAGGAACAGAAGGACAGCTATGAATTTCCAAACGGATGGGACAGCAAGCATAGCGCCGAACAGATAGAGCAATGGGAGGCTGAATATGTGGAGTTGGGAGACTGGAAACTGGTAGCCAAGCGGGACGGAAGGTCTCAAAAGACGATTTATGGGACTGTGTACAGGTACAGGAGATTTTTGCAGGGGAGGTAGGGGCAATGGTCCGTGAATATGAATTTACGCATGAATACAGCGGCAAGCCAGTTAATCAACCGATAGGCTGTGAAATGCCGATTATCAAGGACAGCGGCGCAAGGTATGAATTTAACACCGGAGCTGTGCGGGACATGCGCGAGGGGAAAGGCAGATATGACCTTATCCCATGGGAGGCAGTACACGAATTGGCTTTGCATTGTGAACAGGGGGCATTGAAGTATGGGGAAAGGAACTGTGAAAAAGGCATACCGATTCACAGCCTCGTTGATTCGGCTATTCGTCACCTGTCCTGCTACCTGCGAGGCATGAGCGACGAACCGCATTTAAGAGCGGCAATGTGGAACGTGGCGTTTGCTATCTGGATGGAGAAGAAAAGGCCGGACATGCAGGACATACCGAACAGGATGGAGGCAGTATAATGCGCCTTAAAACAATCATCCTGGCCCTGGCGATAGCGCTGACGTTTGCGGTCCTGGACCAGTATGTGATGAATCTGAGCAGCTATCTAGTGGGGTTTATGTTCGCGTGTTGGTGGATGGAGATCAGGGAGAGGAAGGGGGAGGGGTAGAGGTGCGAGAGAAACAAGAAACGGCTATAGATCAAAGACAATCGCTTAATTATCAAATAGGATATGATACTGGGTTTAAAGATGGCTTTAATAAGGGCATAGAGGAAACCCATACAATAACAAGTTTGTCCACCAAGCCCATTCAAGTATCATTTCTGGAAGGATCGGATTTATCCAAGATTCTTCGCGAAGGGCTTAATCAGCAATTAATTAAGGACAAGGCCGCGCTTACCGAGGAAAACGCCAAGCTGGCCGCGCAGGTGGCGGCGTTGAGCAATATCAATCCAGAAAGACTAGAATCAATGCGGCGAATGGTTTGTAACGCCGAACTGCCACCTGGATATGTGGTGTCTCAGGTGAAATTTTTGCTAAAAGACGTTTCCTCTCTCGACCTCGGCGAGAAGCACCGGCAGATGGAGAAGGTTGTGGCGGCTTGTGTTGGCGCAAAGAGGGCAATGGAATGCTGGGGCGAAGAGTCGGTCTATGGGCCGATATTGCAAGCCCTCGCCGACCTCGGACGTGCGCGGGAAGAGTAGGGGGGAGAATATGACCTCAAAGGACATTTTGGAAGCACTTAAGCGACATTATAAAGACGAAAGACAATGGGCATTTTTCAAAGAGTTAAGGGTGGGGACAGGGTATCGCCTGTCATGGGCACATCAAGGACCGGAATACAACAACCCTGAACAGCGGATCGACGCATGGGTTATTAACTGTTACAAGTCCAAGCAGTATGAAAAGATAGCTTTTGAAATCAAAGTAAGTCGGAGTGACTTTTTAAACGAGATACACAACCCGAGCAAAAGAGAACAGGCGTTGCATTTATCCAATAGGTTTTATTTTGCGGCACCGAAGGGATTAATTAAGGTCGAAGAAATACCCGAAGAGTGCGGATTGGTCGAGATTGATAAGGACTCCAATTTCTTAAAATGGACAAAACAGGCACCGTGGAGAGAAACAGAGGAACCGACATGGAACTTCCTGGCGGCATTGTCTCGCAGGATAGTTAAGGCAGAAGCAATGTAACCACGCCGTAAACGACATGGAGGGCAGGGATATGGGGAGAGCTCCCCGGAAAGGTAGGGGCGCATGGAGAGATTATTTCCGCTGTTATTATGCAGTAAATGTGGACTAGCTTTATACCAGGTGGAGGGCGATTTATACGGGTGTCCCAAGTGCAAGCGGCAATGGACAACAGGGCAGGGCATAGCGATACTGCACTACAAGCGCACGGACGGATCGCCGGTATACGCAGGGGGGCCTACGGAGTATGGGGGGAGCAAAAAGAGCGGCAAGAAGCGCAAGGAACCGCCGCACAAGCCAAAGGGGATTAGTAACAGGTATTTGGACCCATTCGGGAGATAGCTTGCCCGCAGCAGGGCAGGAAATAAATTATAGGAAAGAGGTGGATTCTCCACGGAAAAAGAAGTTATTGAGTAGGATTGTCTTATAATTAAATACTTTTTCCCTCAGGGACTAAAGAAAGAGCCGGGCTTATGACCCGGCATTTTCTTTGTATAGCTTTATAATCGCTTTCTCGATAACCTCTTTCTTAGTGCCGTACTCCTTCGCCAATTCTTCTAGTTTTTCCGCTACTTCGGGGCTTACCTGGATTGATAATCTTACATATGCCTGTGCCATAATATCACTCCTGTTTTTGGTTTATTTTAGCATAATGGGGGTGGGTGGGGCTAGCCCACGACTTTTGTTGTTTTCGATATTCCGACGGTTGTTAGGCCATGCCCCGCCCCACAGGCAATCACCACCCCCGCTATCGGCGCAAAAAGCGTGGTTTTCTATTATTTGCCCTCTTTCGTTAAAGGTGCAAATTTCCTCAACTGTGTTTCCGCATTCGGGGCACCTTATGATTCTTGACGTATTATACATATTCTTTCACTCCTTTCCTTGCGCCGGATTGGCCCCGGCTGGCCTTTGTAATTACCTCAATATATCCTCTTTCCATAATTCTTCGGACAATTTCTCTAGGTCGTCAATCTCTTTTTGCCAATACTCAACTTGTTCTGTGGTTTGGGATTTACTTTTGCTTCTCCGGCAATTCTCTTGTTCCAGGCTGATTAGGTTTATTAGTGTATCAATACTGCTTTTCGTCATGTCATCCGCTCCTTTCGTGGGGTTGTGCCCCTTATGTTTATTATATTACACCCACCCACCCACATAGTCAAGGGGTAAATAGAAATATTTTTAAATTATTTTTCGGAGCCTTATCCGGGCCTACGGAAATGGGGGTTGCAGAGATAAAAATAATTGTTGACAAACCAACCCTTTTTATGGAAAATATAATAGATACTTGCGCGCCCACTTAAGTTTGGGGCGCTATTTTAGTTTTCTGATGCAATAAGATTTCGGCATCGTCCTGGCCGGGACGTTTGAAAAGAGCCGGTGGATTAGCGGGTACCCTCCTTCCTCGCTATGAAGCTGGCTTTTTGATTGCCGAAAACATTGAGGGAGGCATGAAAACATGGCTAAACAAGAGGTTTATTGGTTTCACCATGACGGGAACGCGCGCAGGGACATTAAGATATTAGAGATGCGAGCAGAATACGGCGCGGAGGGTTATGGCTGGTGGTGGATGTTGCTGGAGCTCATGCGCGAGGCCACCGATTTCAAACTAAAACGCAACGGCAAATATCTATCAAAAGAACTCGATGCAGACCCGGACAGACTGAACCAGTTTATTGACGATTGTATTAACGACTTTGAATTATTCCAGGCTGACGATAAATATTTTTGGAGCCCGTCCATGTTGAGGCGAATGGCAACCTATAAAGAACTTTGCGACAAGCGCCGAGAGGCTATAAATAGCCGCTGGAACAAGTGAAATACAATAGTATTACATTAGTACAACTATTGATATACGAATAGACTAGATTAGAGTAGATATGATTAGAAGAGAAGAGACATGATAGGAGATGAGGGGACTGGGGGGAAGGGCCTAGTCTTTGTTTACGACATACCCCACACGGAGAGAAATGAGGGAGAAGAGAATGATATTTGAAGTAGGTAAGTTTTATCAGCATACAACCGGAGAGCAATTGTCAGTAATTTGTGAAACTAACACTACGCTGTACGGAAACAACGTATTAATTGCTGAATCTAACCAAAGTATGAATTTTAAACCACTAGAAAGAGACGAATCATTTGCCGTTAATTGGCACGAGATAACGAAGGATGAATGGATGAAAAACTTTAGTTGAGGTGGATCCCCATGACTGACGAAACCAAGCAGAGGGCATTGCTGACAACGGCAATAGTTAGCGCGATAGCAGCTATTATTTTATTGAGGTGGTGAGGGGATGGCGGACAAGTTGACTCCAAAGCAGGAAATGTTTATAAAAGAATATCTGATTGATTTGAACGCCA